ACCGCTGAGATTGAAGCCTTTGAATGTATCGCACATTTCTTTAGCTTTCAATATGGTCGTGTCGTAGATTTTACGTTTCTTGGTCTTGGTTTCTCCTGTGTTATCGTCAATGCCAACATCATCTACACCACAGCAATGGCTGATCGACTTCATAACTTCGATGAACCTTGATTGCTGTTCCACCATCACGTGAGATACTATTTCCTGTGCTTGTTGGCTGTATGTAGCAAACAAATCCTCTGCGATGTCTGACGCTATGCCACATCTGAAATCTGACATGGGAACTTCCGCCACAAACAGTTGGACGCCAAACTTAGATACCAGTTGCTCTTTAGCGGGGTAGTCATTGCGGTCGAACATGTCGCCTTGCTTGAACGCCATGTCTGAGACAATGCTATCGTAGGCGAGGATAAAGTCGCCAAGCAGGGTGTTGAATGCCGCCTGATGCGCATGGTACTCGGCCTTGAACTTTGGCATGTCTACGCTAGGCAACAAATCCTGAGAGTTGTTCCAACGATATGTCCTGCGCTTGACCCAGTTGTATATTGTCTGACGATAGTTGACGATCGCTTTGTGGCGAGGGTGATCTGCCAAGAGGTTCTTGACGTAGCGACCTGCGCTCTTGTCTGCATTCTTTGATGCAGTAACTTCATTGCTGATGATGCGGTCTTGCTTCGTCGCTGACCATACATTGACATCCACGCTCACGAGAACTGCTGATGAAGCAAGGCTGATGAGGTGATCGGGTTTCTGTAATTCCATATTACTCTCCGTTTGGTTGAAAACAAATCCCACTGATGCGTGGGTTACTAAACAGTGGGCTAGTTAAAAAACATCTCCCACTAGCTATAAGTATAACACAACTTGACCTTTGAGTCAAGGGTTCTACTCAAGTTTTTTAGATTACCAGTCTGTGTTAATCGACCTGCTGACACTCATCCAGTCATGGTCGTAGTCTCCATTGAATCGTTCTTCAATGTCGCTAGCTTCCTCGCCTATGCGTACAAACATTGAACCTATCTTGCAGTGAAGTTTTCCCTCACTCACTTGGCAAGACCAATCCTCCGCTAGATGCACCAAGGCCATGTGACTAATCACATCGGGATAGTTGTCGTACCATTTCACATCATTGGCGGTAAACGTGAACGTCTGTTTCTTGTGATTGATCTCCACCTCAGAGATAGCAATTTGGCATTTGGGATTAGCCTTTGCCTCAAGCAAGAATGTATAAAACGATTGCTCGTTGTTGGTGTCGTGGTCATCCACGAACCGAATCGTGTATGCCACATCTGATCTATAACCCATTTAAAAACTCCTTATCTCTAAGTACTTCCAATACCGCTTTGAACTCATTGGGGTAGTGGTATCGTAGGTTGCTAACAAACTTCTTGAAGTCTGCATCTTTCATCTCATCTCGCTCGCAAAGTAACATCGTCTCTAGGATGTAGCACCATGCTTCACACGCAGTTTCATTTAGTAGTATTTCATTCATCGGTGTAGCCCTCCCTTGTTGTTGATACCCTTGAGATCTGCCATGTCGGTGATCATCATGTAGTTGCTCTTGTGCATGGGCACGACTGTGCGCACTGCGTCATGCGATAGTTTCTCTCCGCATGGCATACAGTGTTTATAACCAAGCTTCCACCTCTCAGTGGCGTACTCGGTGTCGCAGTTGCGGCAGTGTGGTTTGTATGTCTTCATTAGTTCTCCTCGAGTGCGTGGGTTACTACGCCCATGGTCTTGATGCGGTACTTGTTCTCGACACCCTCGTGCATGTCGCCTTGGATGCAGATGTGCATCTCGTATTCGGCTGTGTCCCGATGGTCATACAACGCCAAGGGTTTGCCGTTGCACAGAAGCAGAAACATGTTGCGGTTTGCTGTCTCCTGTTGTTCTTCTTGCTGTTGATCATGCAGATCGAAACCTAGCGGTGCGTACTGAACTTTAACTTTTCCCATAATGATCTCCTGATTGATGACCCACGGGGTCGTGGGTGCTTAGTTGCAAATGTGATTAAAGAATGTCGTAGCCAATCAAGTACTGGAACGATGTGACCTCATCCATAGACTCGGTGATGGTCAAGCCCTCATGCTCATCGTCAATGTCTCCGAACTCATCGAAGCCAAACTCACGATCAAGGAACTCAAGGTTCTGTGTGTGGTATGTGTCGATACGGCAGTCAACGGCTAAGTAGTCATCCACGCCATCGTGGGTATTGACATTGCGCTGACGGGGTTTAGTAAGACGCAAAGTCTTACGGACTGAACGAGGCATAGCCTTCATCCAGTCTGTTGCCTTCTCTACCTGTTTCTCAGGTAATGCAGTCATAAACGAAACTATCATGATCTCTCCTTGGTTCCTGCAAAGGACACCGATTGGTGGAAACAAAACCCACGCATACGTGGGAAGCTAATTAGGGTTGCTTGGTATCTACCTCCCGACCCAGACTCCAGTATAACATAACTTGACATATGAGTCAAGCAGTTAATAAAAAAAGTAGATTAGTACGGCAGTTGGAGGTAGGGGAACTGTGTTCTGAGTTTTGTTCTAGTGTTCTACTCTGTTCTACTTTTCGTACTATGCTTATAGAACGGATTTTGGGGGTTGTTGTGTTGCTAAGTTGTTGTTTTTATTAATTATTTTATAAAAAAATATATAGTTGTTCTACTGTTCTAGTGAAAATGAGGATATGCCTCCCTTTTTCGATTTTTTCGCTTGTTGCGTTGCATTGGCTGAGAAGCTCTTGATCTCTGCACTTTTTCCCAAGTTTGCCCATCATGCCCAAAATTCCTAGAACATTAGAACAAAACCTTGGGAACCCGCATGGATCCTCACTTTTTCTGTTCTAACTATGCTTATAAAAATAGAACATGTTCTACTTTTTTGCAGAACAGAACCTTCAGTCTATCATTTAAGAAAACGGTAAATGACGTAGAAGATCAGTGGTACCTGGTGTTACGCCACACTAACCCTGTCAGTTCTGAAAACGGTAGGCGATACACAGCAATTCCACGCATGCGTGGGACGCTAATTAAGATCCTTGTCCACGCTTTGCGCGCCCACTCGCGCGCTCGCTCTTAATAACTGGTTTCAAATTTGGAAGGCGAAAAAAAGCCCCTGACCATTTCTGATCAGGGGCTTGGCTAACAACAGTTTTATTTGTTGTATGTCGTCCAAAATGCTTTTACGGCAAGGGCATACTTGGCACTATTGGCCGTTGCGTCTCTTTTCGCTTCTTTGATCTTCACAGATTTTTCCTGTGCGTCAAATGTGTTTTTCATTGATTCATTGAAGAACAATGTAGTGCGTGTTGTCGTTGTCCCTGTGCGCTTGGCTAGGATCTTTTTAGCAGATCGTTTCAGATCCCCTAATCGATTAGAACAGTAATCTGCCACATCGTCTCGGATCACTTTTACGATCCCATGCAGGGCAGGGTTTGTGTTTTTCAGTTTCCCAAATTCCTGCGATGAATAGGCAAAGGCATAAGCCACACCCATCTCTACCTTTTCTACCTTTGCATTTTTGACATGCTCGGGTGTCGCTAGCACATAGTGATCATTTACAACAGCATAGACCTTGGCAGGGTGTCTCTCGCTATGACGCAGACGATAGCCCTCATAAAGTGATTCTCTGTCCTCTGAGGAAATTTCCTCTGGAAAGCCCTTGATGTTGTCCAAGGCAAATTCGCCCTGTGTCTCTAGACTGTCCCCTGTCTGAGCTTGCTGGTAGCCCAGATCCTTCAACGATGAAAATGTAGACATAGCGTCTCCCAAAAAAGTTAAACAAATATCGCTAGATGAATTTCTATGCGATGGGTGAACAATAGCAAATGTAGCGCCTTAAGTAAAGTATCACGAGGGGATGGGACGCTATTTAAGGGGTTTGTCCCGCACGCACGCACGCCACGCTCTCGCGCTAGATAACTGGTTTCAAAAAAGGCAGGCGAAAAAAAACCCCGCAAACCTTTCGGCTTGCGGGGTTCGGGCTAATTACTTAGCTTCGGAGTGTTTCCACTTCACCATGAAAGCTACTTTGGCTTCATTCCAACGCTTGTCGTCAGCGGTTTTGTCGCCACGATTCTTAGCTGATATCAGCCTAGTTGGTGCGGATTCTTTGAACCAATCTTCCACGAACTCACCAAAGTTCTTGTTAGCGGTTCTTGCTTGCCCCTCTTGACCTTCTTTGAGAATCTTAGAAGCCGCACGTTTCAAGTCACCTAGTCGGTTCGAGCAATACGTGGAACACTTTTCTCTGATCTCTTTAATGAGAGCGTGGAGAGCGGGGTTAGTGTTAGCTAACTTACCGAACTCTTGAGCTGAGTAACTGTAAGCGTATGGAACACCAATGTTGACTTTCTCAACCTTGTCGTTCTTAACGTGCTCTTGCGTGGCGACTACGTAGTGGTCATTGATAACCGCATACATAACTTCGGGCTTGAGCATATTGAACTTCATACGGTAACCGTCATACAGTTCGTCTTTGGCTTCGGTGGAGATCTCTTTAGGGAAGTCTTTGACTTTACCCAATACGTAGCGAGCTACGTCTTCAAGAGTCTTTGCGGCTCCCGCTTGTTGGAAAGCTGAGTCTTTCAGTGAACTGAAAGATACTTGCGTGGCGGATTCCACGACTTTTGCGGCTGATTTTGCCATGTTCAAATCTCCATAAGAATGAACGATTGATAAAAATACCGAATCAACAGAATTGCTGAATCAGTGATGTAACAGTACTCTAGTGGAGTCCTTAAGTAAAGTTCCACGTGGGGATGAGTCACTAATTAACGCTCTTGACTCACCCACGCACGCAACGCACTCGCCTTAGATAACTGGTATCAGGGACGCGCTCTAACTACAATAGGTGGGATAAAGTGGGGGCAAAAGAAAAGGGAGCCGAAGCTCCCTTGGTCATCTCCTGAAGTAGTTGCCAGGCAACCTACTGTATTCAAAGCCATCTAGCTTTGCGCAGAATGTGGCACGCTGGACATGAGCGCGCCAGATGTTGATCTGGCCGCGTGTCATAAATGACCTACAACCTTGCGGCTAATCCAGAAGGGCTTCTTGAATGATGCAAAGAAGTACCCAACGCGAATCTGATTACCGACTCGCACATGCATTGAATAGAACATTACTCTCTCCTTTAAAGATGGGGGCCGAAGCCCCCGTTGGTTATTTGTATCGAAGCCCAGTGTTTGGGTCTATCAGTTCGGACATATTGTTTCTGTGCTCTGTGAAACCCAGATGGATCCCATGTAGCGCTTCACAAAGTTCATTGTCAGTGGTTAGTCCACTGGCCCACATCTGGACTGCATCAACTATGACTTGATGCACAGCGTCCAAGTTTGACTGTTGCATTACTCTCTCCTTTAAAGAGAGGGGCCGAAGCCCCTCTGGTTACCGCTTGTAGCGAACTGCTACTGTTGAACCAAACACGTTGGTTACCTTGGCGAACACATCCTTGTTAGGGTATGCGTACATCCAACCCTTGGCACTGCTAAGTGTCCAAGCCTTGTGAGTCTTAACCAACTCACCCCACTGTACTGTTACTGTGTACATGTCAGTCTCCTTTCAAGAGAATCTGCATCCGCTGTGTGATGCATTGAGTACAGATTAGCGTAGGAGGGGGGCATAAGTAAAGTTTGGCGGGGGATACCCCCCATCCCCCCACCCCCCAAGGCTGTCAATGGGTCCCCCCGCATACCCCATACCCCCTAACATGCACAAATAACCACACATTTTTTCAAAACTCAATCTGAATTACACAGGGGCAACACGCAAACAATTACCCCAAAATGACGAACATCCCGTCCAACCCGTCCAATTACACACGACCGTCTATCCAAAACATGTGGCAAGCCTGGCAAGCACCCCCTCAATTACACACCCCGGGTAATCCAAAAATATATTTTATGTAAAGTAAAATCCGGATCACGCCCCGTGTGTAATTCATCAAAACTTAACACCCATGCGGATTCCCAGCCATTTAGGTACGTCTCTAGCTCACTACTTATTGCCATTTCGATCCCCTATCTAAAGTACCCCCACCCCCTGTCCAAATTACACGGCACCGTCAACTCTTGACTATTTAGACACCCCCCGGTAGGATTCCTAACCTCCCCTTGCACAAAGATATATTTTTCTGTTACATTTAACTTGTTGGCGGTCGGAAGTTCCCTCGTTGCACATGAGAAGAGATTGGTGTGCAACAGACCGGTTGAGGGGTCTCTTACTATCCTTGAGCGCCAACACTAACAACGAAGGAGCCTTCGCTGACATGGATCAAATAGTACCGAACATCGAGGAAAACATTCCTCTGCCACAGAACGCTAAAGAGGCGTTCCCGGACTTGTTGCCCGCTGAAGAATTGCAAATGCGGGCTAACGTCATCAAGTTAATGTCAGACTTGACCGGCCAAGAAATATCTCCTACTAAAGAAAACGCTGCACAAGCTACGGAACTCGCTCGTCAGATGGCGTCTGATCCTAAACACAGACCAGAATTTGCTAACTATCCCAACGAAACGCTTGCCTTTCTTGCAGGAATGGTGGCTCAGATGAACGTCTCTATCGTGGATGAGTTGTCTGATCTAAAAATGTACGTAGTTAATAAGCTTGTTGCCGAGGTAGAGAACGCCCGCGACCCCAAAGTAAGGGTTGCAGCACTGTCTAAATTAGGTGAAGTAGATGGTGTAGACGCGTTTAAGAAACGCTCAGAGATTACGCACAAAATTATGACTGCCGAAGAGGTAGAAAAAGAACTGCTAGAGACCTTACAAAGTCTTGAAAGTAAGGTCATTGACGTAGAAGCCCGCGAAGTAATTAAAAACGATGCAAAAACTGACGCCTGAAGCTATCTTCAAGCTGCGACAAGCCTTGCCAGCTATGCCTGACAAGCAGAAAAGGCGTACCCTTGAGCTTCTAAAGAAGTATGACGCTAACATGACCCAGGATATGGGTAAGGAGAGCTTCCTTGACTTCATCAACCACGTCTATCCTGGATACAAAGTGGGACCCCACCACCTTAAACTTATTCAGATCTTTGAAGATATTGCTGCAGGCAAGAAAAAACGCGTCATTGTTAATATTGCTCCACGACACGGTAAGTCTGAGCTCATATCCTATCTTGCACCAGCGTGGTTTCTCGGTAAGTACCCACAGAAAAAGATTATCATGGGCTCTCACACGGCGGATCTGGCTGTTAACTTTGGCCGTCGTGTGCGTAACCTCGTTGGATCGGAAGCTTATAAGGGAATATTTCCTCAAGTTGAACTTCAGAGTGATTCAAAATCCGCTTCTCGCTGGGGTACAAACTTTAATGGTGAGTATTTCGCTATTGGTGTGGGGGGCGCTCTTGCTGGTCGTGGTGCTGACTTGTTCATTATTGACGATCCCCACTCAGAACAAGAGGCTAAGACAGGTAGGGCAGATGTTTTCCTCCCTGCTTGGGAATGGTTCCAATCTGGCCCTTTGCAGCGTCTTATGCCGGGAGGCGCTATCATCATTGTGATGACTCGTTGGTCTAAATTAGACCTGACGGGCATGATTGTTCAGCAAACTGAACGAAATGAAGACGTAGATCCGTGGGAAGTGGTTGAGTTTCCTGCCATTAAAGACGATGGACAGGCGCTTTGGCCAGAATTCTGGGATGTTGAGGAGTTATTGGCTAAAAAGGCTGCGCTGGACATCCGGTATTGGAATGCACAGTACATGCAGAAGCCAACTTCCGAGGAAGGTGCGCTAATTAAGAGGGAATGGTGGCAAATTTGGGATAAAGATACCCCTCCCGAATGCGAGTTCATCATTATGTCGCTCGATGCTGCGCAAGAAGCTACCAATAGGGCTGACTATAACGCACTGACGACGTGGGGTGTGTTTTATAACGAGGAAACACAGAATTTCGCCATCATCTTGCTAAATGCCATCAAGAAAAGGATGGAGTACCCAGAACTTAAGAAGTTGGTGCTTGAGGAATACAAAGAATGGCAGCCAGATGCGTTCATGGTGGAGAAAAAATCCAACGGATCGGCGCTTTATCAAGAGTTTAGACGGATGGGCGTGCCCGTAGGGGAGTTTACTCCAGGCAAAGGACAGGACAAAATAGCGCGTGTGAATGCAGTATCTGACTTATTTGCGTCGGGTATCGTGTACGCACCAGACCACCGGTGGGCTAAGGAAGTAATAGAAGAGTGCAACGACTTCCCAGCCGGCACGAACGACGACTTGGTGGACTCCACAACGCTTGCGCTGTTAAGATTCCGTCAGGGTGGGTTTTTACGGCTTCCAACAGATGAGCCGGAAGATAATTTTTTAAAACATTACCGCAAAAAAGCTGCGTATTATTAAGGATACATCATGGCAACGAACGTAGACAAAGCTTTGTATCAAGCTCCCCAAGGATTAGATCAGTTGGGGGAGATGGAAGAGCCGATCGAGATTGAGATTGAAGACCCCGAGTCCGTGCGTATTGGCATGGGGGATGTTGAGATTGAGATTGAAAAGACAGAAGAGGACGACGAGTTTAGTAAAAACTTGGCTGAAGACATCCCTGAAGATGTTCTTGCCTCACTCGCCAGCGAGTTGATCGGTGACTTTGAGTCTGACGTGTCTGCCCGCAAAGATTGGATACAGACATACGTTGATGGCCTAGAACTCTTAGGTTTGAAGATTGAAGAAAGATCAGAGCCTTGGCCCGGTGCTTGCGGTGTGTATCACCCCTTGCTGACTGAAGCAGTTGTGAAGTTCCAAGCTGAGACGATGATGGAGACATTCCCTGCGGCGGGTCCTGTCAAGACTAAGATCATCGGCAAAGAAACCCCCGAGAAGAAAGACGCAGCGGAGCGAGTTCAAGAAGACATGAACTACCAGCTTACTGACGTGATGAAAGAGTACAGACCAGAACATGAGCGCATGCTCTG